TCTGTTACTATCTCATTTTTATGTTTAATATCAAAAATATAAAGTTGAAGTTTTTCTTCGTTACGTATTAGGTTTAATCGTTCATCAACACTTTTTGATCTTATTTGTAAAAATAGATATTCAGCATCTGCAAGGCATAAGTCTAATACATTTACACCCTGTGTATTTGTTTTTAAAATTTCAACTAATGCTACTAAAGATAATTTTTTATTTTCTTCTTGAAGAATTATTGATATATTTTTTGCATCTTTAACTCTAAACGGTGTAAACGTGACCTTTTCTTTACTAAAAGGAAGTTCAGCCTCGTAACGAGGCATTAGTTGTTCGATTGATTGTAAAATATTTGGATCCATAATTAATACTTATTTAAATTGTTGGGATAGTTGGTAACACAAAATTAAAATCTCTATACATCATCAAAACCTGGTACACAGAATACAAATCATTCTTTACCATGTTTAATTCCATGGGAAGACATTCCACTGGATATACTTCATAAAATTCATAGGTAGCATTTATATTTCCATTTGGATCTAACAAATTTATATTCATTTGAGTATTATAGATAATATCATCATAATATGATAATTGAAATGGTTTGGTATAATCACCTTTTTGTCTACCACCAGCATAAATTGCATTAAACCATTCATTAAAAAAATATGTTATTTGGTGATCATTTGTTATTGCAAAATTTAACATAACACCTTCTGGAAATTTTTGTGATCTTGGTACAGTACGTCCAAGACCATAACCAGCCAAGTTATCCGCAACACCATCGATAGCTCTTCCCGATATGGTTACAGCTAAAGGATTTAAATCAAAGTTTTCAATTTGAGGTATTTTTCTTGGTAGATTTAAAAAGGACATAGAAAATCTATTACTTCTTTGTAAACCTCTGTGTCTTGAAAAGAAATCTTTAATACCTATAATTGAATTATTTGAATTATTTGTGGTTGCCATTGCTGAATAGTTCTTTTTCTGTAAAAATTTTAAACTGTATTTTGTTTGTCTCGCAATACTTTTTTGCAGCTTCCCATTTTGCGCTGTTTATACTCCAAATAATTTGTTCTTTTTTAGATGCATTTTCTTTTAAATAGGTTTGTTTTTTTGGTTTAACTTCCACCATCCATGTTTGTACCCCAGTTGGATTTTTAAATTGAATCAAAAAATCAGGAAAATAATTGTGAATTTTTTTATCTACCGGACTAAAATATGGAATGGCAATTTCTTCAGAAGCCCATTTTAAAATATTGGGGTGTTCGTCACAAAAATTACATACATTTCGCTCCCAAAGAGATCTACAAACAATCTTTGATGCGTCTCCTGCATACTTTTTAGGATTCTTTGGATTGAAGATTGTTTTGTACGCCATCCTAATATTTAGAGAATATATCTAAATATTTTATATGGGTTTCTATCAATATCCTTCTAGCAGTGGGTCAAATGCAGCAGCTGAACAACCTCTTTGGTTAAATTTTTATAGTGCACCATATTCTTTGGTAAACTATGAACGAACCAGAGGTGGTGTTATTCAGCGTAATCAACAGCACATAATGCTTCCGATGCCAAAGGAACCAGGCTTCCAAGTTGCACATGAATACGGTGAAAGTAACAATAATCCAGTGGGACCCGTCCTGACGGCAGCAGGCATTGCTAACGCAGGCGGTGGTGTCAAAGGCACAATTAATGTGTTGAAGCGTATGTTGCAGCCAGCTACCTTTTACTGGGAAAGAATGTTTGCCACCTCTACTTTTAGAAGATTTAGTAATATTGCTGAATATACTATGGTCTCTGAAGGTAGAAAAAAATACTTTTTTCAATATGTACTGGTTCCAAAAAATGAAAAAGAAAGTATAGAAATTGAAAATATTGTAGGAACATTTAGAAAGTGTTCATACCCTACGGTAGTAGAAGGTTTGCCTGAAAGATCATATCCTCAAAATTTATGGGTTTTACAAGTATCTCCCGGAAATCAAATACCTTTAAATGTAGATGGTAACACAAATGCTCCTCTATCATCTAACTGGATGGGTGAGCCTTTAGTATGTGTTCTTGAAACTATTAAAGTTGAAAAAAATGATGCATCTGATCCAGTTATCAGATACTTACCAAATGGTGGATCTAGTATTACACTGCTTGGATTACTATTTACAGAGTTTGAAACCGGAACATATGATCCAACTATGAATACTGTATTGTCTAAATCAGAAGTATCTACGGTATATTCACAGGGTGGAAATGATTTCTTCCTTTCATCTCCCGGTCCAGATCCAAGGAGTAGAGAATGAAATTTTTTAATAACTTACCAAAAACAACATTTACCACTTCAATCGGTAATTTTGTAATTTCTGATTTTTTTACTTATCTTGATATTACTAAAAAACAATTAGATACAAATACTATTTCAGTAGATGATAAAACTACACTTATTGAAGCTTCCTATCAAACATATACTGATACTAATAATTTTTGGACTTTTTTAAGTGCTAATAAAACAATAAATCCTTTTGATTTATTGACACTAAATGCATTTTTGTTTTCTAAAAACAATGCTGATAAAATTAATTTAATATTATTACCCTCACCGGGAGCAGTAACTGGAGGAACCGCATTTCCAATTGGAAGCATAATTGTTCCTGCAACTGGTAATACTGGTGCATCATATCAATTTGGTTATACTGGGAATTTTAATATTCAAGGACAGTTTGCATTAATTGAAAGCACATCATATTATGATGGCAATATGATTATTGGAACGCAATATGGTGGAACAGGATCATTTATAAGTGTTACAGGTACTGCCGAAAATGTAACAGTATTGCAAAAAAATACTGATGGCTCCTTTACGTGGGCAGGAACTTATTATACTGGAAATAAAAAATTATATTCAGATAAAGTACTTTCCCAAGTATTACAATATGATGCAAAAATAATAGATAAAGAAAGCATATCATCTAATCCAACATTGGATACATATTTGCCATCATCTACTCCATTATTGGGTATTACTTCTCCTGTATTATACACAACTTTGCAAACTGTAAAAAATACCTCTAAACAAATTAAAGTTTTTATTCCTTCTCAGTTAGGAGTGCTTCAGTCTTCATTTGTGACGGCTAAGTATAGTTGATATGGCAAATCCTAAGAATTTTAATCCGGCATATTCTAGTGTAAAATCTCTATTTTTACAATCACCTTCATCATCAACTAATATTGATATAGTAAAACAAAACACAGAGTGTCGTTTTGAAAAAGTTGAAATGGTAGAAAACGTAACAGATACCTTACCAGCTTGTACACTTGTTGTAACAGATTTAAACGATATTGTATCATTTATAGAAAAAAATGATATACGAAATATTATTCTTCAATTTTTTAATGGAAATAGTTATACTTTTCCTATAACAAGTGTTTCTTATATTAATAATGCTGCATCAGATAGCGAAATAACTTTAGTTGCAATTAATTTTACTAATCAACATTATAACTTTTTATCTAAAAATTCTGTAAATAATTTATTAGGAATTAAAAAACCAACTGTTTTTGGTATAAATGAATTAATAGTTAAATTAAGAACTGTGTGTAATGCTCCAACTTATGGGTATAATGATTTTGCATCAAATTTTTTCTTATATCGTCCTTTAATTCCCTATAACAGTGGTGAAGAAGCGATACCAGATAATGTTATTGAATTTATGCAATATTTATGCAATGGTGCAGTAAATAATAAGGGAGATGCAAATTTTGCATTTTGGACTTCTTTTGATGGGGCAATGAATTTTAAATCTTTTGAACGTACTTTATCCGATGATATTTCTGCTGCAACTGTAATAAATGAGGTGAGAAGTGTGGCAGTTTTTGATGGTGATCAAGTTACAAGAAATATTGATGGTATTTATTATAGAAAAGCATACTTTGCTGCCACTAATCCAGCATATCAATGGATTTCTAAAAATTATTATTACATAAGAAAAACTCCAAAGTACTTAGATTCTATTATTTTAGATTCTAGTTCAAAGGGTTTGACGGGAGTTGATTTAGAAATAGCTCAACAAAGTACTACATTAAAAAATCTTACGTTTCAATTTCAAGATGATGGACAAAAATATAATATTGATGTAGTAAGTATATATGGACGGGGAACAACTGCCCCCAAAGGTGGAGATAATATTTTTATTGATCGTCCGTGGGGATATTTTGATGGTCAAACACCTACAAATAATAAATCAACAACCAATCTGTTAGGAAATCAATACGGTACTCAGAATAGCTATTATAATATGGTATTGATGGGCGAGAGTGGCTACATGCCATATTTGGATAGTCCAGATATGTGGAAAAACATGTTTGACTTGACACCAATTCATCCACATTATCCAGATGAAAAAGATCTTCCTACTACAAGTAATTCTCTTGGAATAACGGGAACAAATACCTATTTACAAAAAGTTATTGATATTAGATATGATATATTTTCTAGTGAAGCAGCCGGAGCATCAGCCGCTGCTAATAGACTAGAAGAGATTAGAAAAATTGAAGCGCAGAATTTTGTAATGTATTCATTGTGTTGTATGGGTAAAAAAGAAGATTGTTTCTTTGCTGTATTACAAAGATATGAACCAGATAATACGTACTATGGAGTAACATGTGCACAAGACCCAACTTTACCAGGTTCTGCTAAATTTTACAGATATAAATGGAATAAAATATTATTTGAACCAGGTCATGAAGGTGTAACTTGTGGAACATGTGGTAGTTCTGGTGCATCTGGTGCATCTGGTGCATCTAGTGAATCTGGTCAATCCGGTGCATCTGGTGGAAATGAGGTATCTGGGTGTACAACTTATAGCCACCAATTAGAAAAATGGTGTTTAGATCCTAGTACAAAATCTAGCCCAACACAGGATGATACTTGGGCAATCAATTTAAATGAACGTGGGTTATCGGGTGCCTATTTACCACCAGGATGGGTTAGCCCAACATCAGCCTCATTTAAATTCAGACCAATAGGTGCCAATACAAGTTCTGTAATAGGTGTTAGTGGCGGTGATATAAACCATATTGCTAGAGTTTGTATTGAACAAGTTGATGCAAAAACACGTGTAACTTCTTTTTGGATTGAAAATGTCTTGGATGGAAATTGTTAAAGTTAGGATATTAAATGTCATCAAAACAAATATACACATACGGTAATAGTGAAAATCAATCAGGATTTTATCCGGTTATTAGTCGTGATGCTTATGAATGTGCTAATTCCTCTATTACACGGGGTGTTACTAGCACCCCGGGATCTATTACAGAGTGTTTTGAAAAATTTCCCACTGTTAGAGATATTGCAGAAGCCATTGGATTTTATAAGGGTGCAGTAGCAGGAACATCCGGAAGTTCCGGAAGTTCCGGAAGTTCTGGAGGATTTTCTTTATGGGAAGGTCCAGTTGGTTGCCCACCAGCCATCAACAGATTTACTTCATCGCTCCCAGTTGATATATATTTTGATACTTCTAATGCAGAATGTGATAAAGTTAATAGTGATCTTAAGTTGGGTCCAGATTGGTTGGGTTGCCTTTGGGGAACTCCTTCCGCACCATATAGTTGTGTGTGTCCGGATGTTAACCCCAGATATGAAGCATATATTAAATACAGATTAAATGTTGCTTCTTTTTGGAATACACCCGTAGAAACTCCAGTTAAACGTTCAGAATTTGTAGATGCACTACAATATGGAAGAAAAGTAAATGTTACTGTAGCTGGTGATTTTAATTTAAAAGTTGGTCAAGTTATGCTTGTTCGTTTAAACGGAATAAGTGGATATTCAAAAGAAAATTCCGTGTTAAATGGTTTATATTATGTCATGGGAATCAAACACGTGTTCACAAATTCTGGAACTCACGAAACTGCATTATCATTATCTAATATAGCTCCTGACTATAGTGGTTCTGTTGATGGTGGTCCATATTATCCATGATCTAAATATTCTGATGGCTAAAAAAGATTTTTCAATATTATTAGAAAAAATCAATGTATCTGGACCAAAAAAAGATATTGGTACAGTGAGTGGTTTTAATGCCTATGCACAGTACATAGAAGTTGTATTAAAAACACAAAAAGGTGAACTACTATCAAGTATGAATCTTGGGTCTAATTATTTTGATTATATTTTTAACGGTCAAGCAAATCTTCCAGCCTTACAAGCATCTTTAGCTGGATCTATTCAAGCTGCTATTCCAAAATTGTATAATATATCTGTTTATACAACATATGCTTCTCAAGATAGTTTTCAATTTACAGTAACATATTCAATAACAGATGGAATATCAACCCAAACAGATGCTACTACCTTTGTAGAGGTTAATCTATAATGACCTACCAACTTAAAAATTTATCAGTCGCTTCTTTAGATTTTGATGATATTAAAACATCCTTAATTTCTTTTTTATCAAAACAACCTGAATTGGCTGATATAGATTTTGCAAATAATGCAAGCACAGCAAATTTATTAATTAACTTGCTATCCACTGTAACAGCATATAATGGTGTCTACGCACAGTTTGGTTATGTTAATTCTTTTGCTACCACAACTACCTTATTAAATAGTTTACTGGGTATTGCAGCTAATAATTCGGTTCTAATAGCTCCAGTTCAAGGAGCAAGCACTACAAGAACTATTACATCGGTTGGTGCAACCTTACAGGATTACACTACATTTCAAGCTACAACAAGTTCTGGAGCTATTGCATATTTTTTCAATATAGATTCTGTTCCTGCTGGAACTGCAAAAACTACTACTCTTTATTCTGGGACACAAGTTGTTAGTTATACAAATTATGACTATGATAGTCAATCATGTCAACTTCCGTATACAGTGGATCCCCGAACAATTACATTTTATGAAAGCACAACCAATTCTGGTGTGGTGAATAAATGGACTAGGGTTGATAAATCTTCAACAGCAGCAACAGGAAATCAAAATACATTTACTGTTATAAATGGACCACAAGGATATATTGTTACAAATAATTTTCCTACTGCAAAAACCTTAATGACATCCAGTACTGTTTTAATTAAAGCTGTTTTAACAAATGGAACTGATTCAAATAATGCCAGCATTACACCGAGATCTGATGCACAATTTAATACACTAGATTTACCAACAGGTGGGTATAATTTAATTGGTGTTGATCGTGCAAGATACAGTTTACTTTTTCAAGCAACTGGTCAAGATCGTTGTGTAACCATATCAGATTATATTAATGCAATTTTAGGATCGGGTATAAGTGGCACTGAAATTGAAGATTATATTACTGTTGTTAATGATTGTTGCTTACCGGGAACAGTAAATGTATATGTTGAGAACTTATCTGCATCAAATCAAACATCATTAATGACTTATCTAAATGCTAGAAAACTTGCTGGAATACGTTTAGTATATACACAATGATATTACTATTAAACAATTTAGCTTTATCTCTTGACACTAAAATGAATTTATTGTCAGAAACTGCTTCTACTGCAGCAGGTAGTGATTATTATATTAATTTAGATAAACCTTGGTTGGGTGATAAGCTCACAGTAGAATCATTATTTCCACAGTGGATATTAAAAGAATACTCTGATAATCCAAATACTGTAACTATTGTCCCGTTTATAAAAAATTATTTAAGATGGTTATTGAGTCAAGAATATGGTTATGGTGCCCAGTTAAATTGGGAAACACTACGAGTTCCACTTTTTACAAATGATGTATTTCTAGAAGCATTGGCTGATTTTTATTTTCCTGGTGCTGATTTTAGTACAACCGAGTTTCAAAGTATTATTCAAAATTTAAGAACTTTTTTAATTAAAGCTGATACAAATTATTTTAATTGTAAAGGTACTCCTGCTGCCATAAAATACGCAATATGTTCTTTATTAGGAATACCTTGGGATAGTGTCTTTATAGATACAGGTGCATATACCACTATAGAAATTAAAATAAGCACTGCAGAACAATCAAAGTTTACTTCGTATAAATCATTTATTGAAAAATATATAGTTCCTGCTGGAATGTCAATTAATTATTCAACTTTTTAAAATTTATGTTTACCAAAATGATTATGTTTGCTGCGTCTTTGGCATCACGCGGTTTGACAAATACTAAAACAGATATTCCAACTAAACAATTAAGAATTCTTTCTTGTTTTGGTGGAGGTGATTTATCTAGCTCTTGTCCATATTTAAAACAAAGTGCTGTAGATTCTACAAAACATTATTGTGGGGGGTGTGGTTGTGGTGATAAACCACACACATGGTTAATAGCAGAAAGTACAGACTATTCAAAATTAGATTATCCAGTATTAAATTGTCCAATGAAAATGCCTGGATTTAGCAATTATGACCCAAATGATAAACTAGATAAAATTCGGGAAAGAAAAGAACAAATTGAATCTATGCCACCCGAGGTTATTCAGACTATTCAGGTAACGATTGGTCAAAGCGAAGAAAAAGAAAAATTAATTTCTCAAGTTAATAAAATTATTGAGAATTCATAAATATTTCTATGGCCATAACTACCCGTCAAGAATTTATTGATTTTACATATAGAAAACTCGGTGCTCCTGTAATTCAAATAAACGTTGATGCAGAACAGGCACAAGATCGTTTAGACGAATCTCTTGAGTATTTGTATGAACGCCATTACAATTTTAATGAACGAGCACAGTTTGTTGTTCCGGTAACTGCAGAAAATGTTTCAAAGAAGTATTTTGATGTATCACAATTTGGTTATGGATTAGGTGCACAAAACGTTACATCGTCTGAGACTGGAGCTACGGGGTTTTGGCCAATGGCCAGTGATATACGTACTATAAACAAAGTGTATGCTCCGGGTAATCTTGTTGGTGATTATATGTTTGATTTGCGATATCAGATGACTTTATTTGATTTCTTTGGTTTATATTTTAATCAAGGAGGGTTAGCTCAAGGTCCAATGGCAACTTATATGGAATCTATGAGCTATCTTCAATTAATAAATGATGTATTTAATTATCCATATTCATTTACATATACAAATACTACTCAAAGATTATTTTTAGAAACTCAAGCTAGTTTAATTCCACCTGGATCATATTTAATGGTAGAAGCTTATGTAAAGGTAAATCCCGAGTACCATCCAACAGTATGGAGTGATCGTATTTTTCAACGTTATTATGCTGCGATGTTAAAGAAACAGTGGGCTCAAAATTTAATGAAATTTGCTGGTATACCGCTTCCTGGTGGGGCTTCTATAAATTCTGCTGCAATAATGCAAGATGCTCAAAAAGAATTAGATGTAATCGAAGCCACCTTACTAAAAACACACGAACTACCAATAGAGCCTATGATCGGTTAAAATGGCAACAAATAGATACCTTAATCTTACAAGTTTTGGCCCAGAACAATCATTGGTTGAAAGTTTTACCGTTGAATTGATACAAGCTATGGGTCAGGATTGTTATTATGTACCTAGAAAATATTTTAGCATAGATAAAATTTTTGGTGAAGATCCATCATCTTCTTTTGAAAAAATTTATACCATAGAAATGTATATTCAATCTTATAAAGGCTTTGATGGCACTGATATGATAAGCCAATTTGGGATAGAAATTCGCGATAAAATATCTTTATTACTTGCCCGTAAAAGATTTAAAGAAGAAGTAACAACCTATGATGACACGATTATAAGACCCAGAGAAGGCGATCTTATATATTTTCCATTATCAAAATCATTGTTTGAAATTAACTTTGTAGAGCATGAAAATCCTTTATACCCATTAGGCAAATTATATTCATATCAAATAACCGCAGAGTTGTTTACTTATAGCTATGAAAAGATTGACACACCAAATACTGCAATTAATTCACCCTATACAAGTACAAGAGGTCTTTCTGGTTCTACTGTAATTCCTTTAAATAATATATTGGGTACTACTATGGGAGTTA